GGGCGGAGGAGGGGGGGCGCGGGGAACCGGACCCTACTCCAGATTCCGCCGGTAAAACGAATCCGGAGAGGGGAGAAATCCCCTCTCTTTAACAGCGAAACCTATGGACAGAGAAAGATTGGACGCAAGGGACTCCATGCCGGCAGATATTCGCGCATACCTCGAAAAAAACGGATGGTCCTTTTCGAAGAAAATGTGTGAATTTGCCGTCAGCCGCATGAAGGACCGCGACGGGAAGAAAATAGAACCCATCACCAAAGAGCAGATCGACAAATTGCTCAAGACGAACGGTATCGAGCTCAAGCACGACAACGGCTACGACTGTGTATATGTCGCGAATATGGCCCGGGCCGATTACTGGGGATCATCCATTGCCGATGAACAACACCTGGCCCTGTTCGTCAAGGATTTCATCGACGATGAAGACGCCTATCCCGGGCTGCCCTTCACACGATATTTCGCCGATCTGATAGGGTCGGGAACAAATGTTCCGTGGGAAGATGTCCTGTAACAGAATCAAATCCAGAACGCGGCTCGAAAGACCGTATGTGAGGATTCAAAAAGTGTATTCAACGACATGAAGCTGCGGGATCTGAGGATAGAGAACTATGATTGGCATGTGCGGTTTTACTTCGCCGTACATGGCTATCACACGCGCTCTATCCTTTTTTCTTTGGAACAGATAGAGTGTCCCAGGCCAATTATGGAGCGAGTACGGGAAAATTTGGAAAAGGCCGATATGGATTCGGGATTCACCTATTCCAACAAGACCCGGCGAAGGTCTGTCGTAGTCGTAGGATTGGCGTCATCCCAGGCACAATTCCTGAACTCTTTCGAGCATGAACTGCGGCACCTGTGCGACGACATCGCCGTAGCATCCGCAATGCCGATGCAAGGCGAAGAAGTAGCCTATCTGACAGGACAGATAAATACAATGCTTTGGAAAGATATTCACCAATTTATTTGTTGCAAAGGTAAATGCGACGGTTATGGACGAACAAACTAAATATCTGATGTCATTGTTGGAGATCAGCGAATGCTGCTACCCTATTTATGTAGCCGTAATCTGCGAATTGATAGAATCGATATAATAGCTGGATAAGATCGGCTTTTATATCTTCGTCAATGTCCCGACAACGTGCGAAAGTCGCACTTCCTTCGTGTGCCCCGAAAGATACGTTATAAAGTAGCTTCACGTCCGGCTCCCGCCCAATAGAGTTCAATGCTTGAAACGACATTAACAGAATGAATCAAAAGAACACTTTTATCGTCTAATTGCAATTATGCAATAGGATGAACGGATGTAATTCTACATCATATATTCCGAATTGCACGGTTATTATCCTCTCCCTTTCCGCAAATTCATCAAAATAAAGGCAGCTCCTGCTGCCATCCGTCAATGTGTTCTCTAATATTCCTTTTGAATTTCCGCCATAAAAACGGCAAGGATTTGTGTGCCTTGAATCGACAGACGAAATCATGGCGATAACTCACGCCCATCCTTGCTTCCCGGCAGATAATCATTTCGAGCAATCGATTCCGTGAATAACTGATGTATATTTCGGAATCGTCACGTGCCCCGCCTCTGCGTTCGTTTTTCCTATATCGTCCCATTTGCAAATTCCGAATAAATCATTATATTTGTATCGGTGTGAGGGGTGATTCTTCGGAATTGCCTCTTTTTTATTCATCTTCGAAGGCGTCCGGTACTTCTCCGGAATGTTCCCGACAAAAACCGATTGGCCGGATCTCTGGGCCGCTGCAATCTTCGAAAACAATAATTGCCATGTTTCCGTCCGATCTGCATCCAATCAATTCACAACTATTCGGAATGTCGATTCTCACCTCAAATCTCCGATTCATAGCTACCTGCTTTTTGAGTATATCGCCGACCGCAACTCTCCAAAACGCGGATTAAGTGCCTCCGGTGTTCTGGTGTATCCTTATCCGGAGCAACATAAAACGTTACCCCCGCAATTCGAATTATTCTCGTACATTTATTTTCTATTGCCAGAAGTTTAGCACGATCTACTGTACCGTTTTTAGATGTATCTACTGCCATATGAATAAAAAAGGGAGCGATTTTGCCTCTCCCGGTTAAAACTTCTCTTTCCTTATTTGTTCTTCCAGCTCTCTTTCCGCCTTGCGTATGTCCCTCTGCAACTCCTCCAGCCGGGTGATCTGTTCTTCACTCATGCGTGGACACCCCGAGAGCCAGCTGCTGTAATTGGGCGTACTAATTTTGCCGCAGGCGATACTCCCCACCCGCAGACAGTAATCGTAATACTTTACAAACTCATCTTCCGGAGCGTCCCGGTCTATGTCGGTGATGATGTCATCCATCCCAACTATATAGTCCGCGCATTCGGTGATCCCGCCGACATCGCCGCCGACCCAGCTCCGCGTAGCATCCTCATAATCATAGCCGTGTTTCTCGCAAAAAGCCTGCAAATAGGCGTTGCAGGCTTTTTCGTAGTCTGATTTGAGTTTCGTGTTCATAGATATTCTTGGTTAGTTACTTGGTTAGTCAAAATGCACAGAGCATCTTACTCATTTTCGTGAATCGGCCGCCAGCCGATAATCTTATGACCAATACCAGCCCATCCGGGATACATATATATCCACCATTCAGAACGGTCATATTTAACAGTGACAAATGGAAGTTTCTTATCAGAGGTTTTACACAACACGAGTTGTCCATTTTGCGGCAGCTCCTCTTTCGGATCACGCCAGCGGGTCAATTCCTCATATTCGAAATTAGCGCCAACAACACAGGCGGATGTAACGATATTTTCAAAAGTTACATGGTCTTCATTGAATTGATCAAGTTCGACCCAGGCATTGGCCACATATTCTTGTATTCTTTCCTCAATTGTTTTCATTTCTCATTGTTTTTGAAATATTCGACGATCTCCTCGACTGTAGCCTTGCGGTAATAACCTGATGGTACATCTACAAAAGAATCGAATCGCGTATGTTCGTTAAAAATAAGCCGTCTAACCCCATTTTTACTCTCATTAGTCGGATATTCCGTATATGAGTACCATTGCTCCTGATCGTTCTCGTTGTTCATCGCCGCCAGCGCCCTGAACAGCTCGATGTTGGTGCCGCAGTCTATGCAATTCAAGGCGGTGAATGTTTGTGCGTCATGAGCCACGCCGACACAATAAGTGTCACATATTACCTTATCGCCTAATCTCTCTTCTTTTGGGGGATAAATATATTCATAGCCAATATGCATACACCACTCGATCACATCTTTTCGCTTCTCCGCATCCTCGACGCGGACAAAGCAATGGGTTGTGAATTTCATTCCTCGTTCAGTCTTTGTTTGAATGCGTTTAATGCACTGCAATCGGGGCAATTTCCCCCATTACTTGTTTGTATTGAGTAAATTGGGCAATCCTTGCAAAATGCTTCGATCGCTTTATCCCGCATCCTTTCCTCGGCCTTCTGCTCGGCGAGTTCGGCTGTATGGCTCATTGCTGCTCGTAGCTGCCATTTGGCGTGGTCGCTCATCTCTATTACAAGATGATTCAAGCATCCGTCGATAAATTCCTTTGCTTTTTTGCTTTTCATGGCTATTCGTCGATTATAAACCAACCGTCATGCAGGAGTTGTGCGCGGCTAATTCGGGATTTGAGGATAGTTCGATGTACCCGCCGGCATCGGGAGCAAACAATATCATGCACCACGTCGTATCGGTTGGGTTTGTTTTGGCGGCAGAACCAATTTCGGGGCGATTTGACGCAATATACCTCCTCGAAATCCTTATGCCCGAACCAGCGGCAGATAAGGGGCAAAAGCCATTGTTTCATAGTCCTATTCATTGCTCGCCTCCTTTCAGAAATTCGGGATTGTCGTGGATGTTGCTAATGACTTCTTTTCCAAACTTATAAATCCAATCCTGATCCAATCTTAAATAACATAATTCCTTTCTATCGACCAAGGCTCCCATAAAAGCTGCGTTGCCGGTATGGTAAAAGATTCTATGAGGGCGAGTTTTATCCTCGGACAATGGAGAGCGTATCACATCCCCCTCGTAAATCTCCTTACCGTTCTTGTCTTTCAGCCCCGTAAACTCGCCGACGGTAGTGGGATCGACCTCGTGTCTGTTTGCATCATCGAATATAAAATAGCGCCCATTCAAAATGACAAGGCTGCCATACAACCACTCTCCGTTGTCGAGGCGCTTGCCCCGGAATTTAATTTCTCTCATATTTCAAAATGTTTCAAAATGTTTCAAAATGTTTGAAAGTTTTGCAATGTTCTACTTCGTAACAAAAACTCGTATCATAGTTAGAATAGTTCTTGTTGTTTATTATGAAAGCCTATCCCCATACAAGCCATCCCGATTTCATTACTTGAGAATGTAGTTATAGGGTTCACGGAGCAGGGAAGCGACTGAAATCTACACCAGTCACCGTCGCAATGTTTACAATTTAAGCAAACAGAATCGGGAGTACTCCAATATTCAACGATCTCAAACCCTCCGTTATCACGGCATAACTGTTTCCATTTTTCCCATCGTGAACGGCGCATTTTATCGGGCATCTTGCTTTTGTTTTCACCAAATAATTCAATCCATCTAATTCCAAGTGTTACAGCTATCATATCCCTCATACTTATTACCGACAATACGTATGGATTCACTTATTTTCCACATGGGAAACATGTCCCCCTCTCCTTCGATTGGATATAAACAGAACCCGCCAAATTCAGGATCGTATTTTACATCGCATAATAATAATCCCCTAACTTCTCCATTGGTGTATTTCTCTGCATCGAATACTACAACATCCCTTTCAAAAACCATCTGTCCGTTTTCATCTTTAACCCCGGTTGCAAGCATCGGAATATAACCCGTTGGATTAGGCGTTGTATCAAGGTCGGAGAATCCGGATAAGGCCGGAACTCCGATATAATTCCGAAACGCTGTGACGCAGGCAACTTTTGTAGTAAGCATATATCCATCTTCCACTTTCCAGAATCTAATCCCTTGAAGTGCAACTGTGTTTTTCATATCTTCTCGTATTCGTTTATCGTTTCAAAAATCCGCAATGCCACCTGCGGGACTATGGCGTTTCCGCAGGCTTTGACGGCTTCCCGGCGCCACCGAGGAAAGGCGATACCAGCCAATTCCCCGGGAAACCCATCATCTCCGCCACATACAGGGGGTTGAGTCGGGAACCCGTTCCAGTCCGGTATTCGTCGCTTTGCATCGCTGTTTTGGGTAGTCCGTTGCGTATGCCCTGACTGGCAGGAAGCGTTACATTCTTCGCATCGTTGGCGGTCGAAGTAGGCAACAATCCCATTTTCGACGCCATTGCCAGCGTCGGACGTTCCGACGCATTCGGGGAGAGGCTTTTGTTCATTCGGCCGCTTCCTGCGTCTATCGCCGTCGGGGTGGGCAACAGGCTCAACGGCATAAAAACCATCTTCCCGTTCACGCATCGCTTCAGACCCTGCGTCTGTACGGTGGGCAACAAACCAGCATCTGTCCCGACGGTGGGGAGCGCCGACACCGCAAGCCGGAATAATGTACGGCTGCACCTCGTATCCTGCCGCCTCCAGGTCAGCGCACACCTGTTCGAAGACCAACCCTTCCGACCAATTAACGATTCCGTAAACGTTCTCGCCCACGACCCAGCGGGGTCGAACAGTCCGAATAACGTCGAGCATCGCGGGCCACAGGTAGCGATCGTCTTCTGTGCCTCGCCGCTTTCCTGCGAGCGAGAACGGCTGGCACGGGAATCCGCCGGTAAGCACGTCGATACGGTCTTTCCAGACAGTGAAGTCGGTCGCTCTGATGTCTTCATATTGTTCTGCATTCGGGAAGTGATATTTCAATACTTTGCGACAAAAAGGATCGATCTCGCAGTTGAAGGCATTCGTCCAGCCCGCCCACTCGGCCGCCAGATCGAACCCTCCGATCCCGCTGAATAGTGATGCGTGGGTCATAAGCGATCATCGGTTATCCCCGTTTGAGTCGATCACGCCGCGCTCGCGGCGGCTGGCGAGTTTGTCGAGGTTCTGCTGCATGACCTCTTCGAGCGTCAAGCCGTAGCGATCGTTGAACATTACTTTTTTCATTTTCTCTTTCCTTTTAGCTCCGCAATGCGGCGGAGGATATATATCTTCATTGCTTCTGATTTAAGTTCATCCGAAGTCATCGCAAAATGCCATAGATGCGCATATTCATCCGAATTATACCCGTAGCGTATGCCAACAACCGTCCCATCCATATCCTTACGAACTGAATAGACACGTATCTGACAACGCCCCTCCCGCCTCAGTCGGCGCAGTAGTTTGGTTTTCATATCTTCTCGTATTCATTTATCGTTTCAAAAAATCGTCAGTTGTACCGACTTTAGCTGGCGTGTCCCCGCCGCCCTTGCCTGCCTTTCCAGATCGAGCACGCGGGCGTAATTGTAAGTGGCGATCCATTTCATGTTGAGTGGCAGGAGTTGCAAATCCTCCTCCGCCGTTTCGGATTCGGAACGGAGCGTACCTTCGTCCATCTCCGGCACGATTTTCAGGAGGTTCGGCGTGGAGAAGTGCCACCACCACGGCAGAAGGTGCTTCATCACATCGTAGCGCGGGCTTCCCATAAGTCCCCGGCTCTTGCCCGTGTAGTACAGCCATTTTTTCTCGAACGGCCGGTATTCCACGGGAACGGCGCGGAAATCGAAAGGGTCGCCTGGCCCGAACTCGCGCAGGTTTTTCCACTTGTCGCCGCACCACAGGGTGAGGAGGTCGGCCCCGCATTCCGCAAAGTTGTCCCGGTTCTCCCAGGCGTAAAATTCCGGGGGCAAATCCGCAACCAAATCGTGCCCTCCGATCCCGCTGAAAAGAGAGGCGTGGGTCATAAGCGATCATCGGTTATCCCCGTTTGAGTCGATCACGCCGCGCTCGCGGCGGCTGGCGAGTTTGTCGAGGTTCTGCTGCATGACCTCTTCGAGCGTGAAGCCGAAGCAATCGGCAATGCCCGCGATAAACCACGCACAATCCCCGACCTCTTTCATCAGTTCGGATTTGTAACCCTCCACCTCTTGCAGATCACCCGTATTGAAGACCAAATGATCCATATCCAGCCGGCACACTCCCTTTCGGCGCCATTTGGCGATCTTGTCGGCGATTTCGCCAATCTCGGCCATCAGACCGAAAAGCATATAGGTCGCATTCTCGCAACTCGGCAGCCGCGTACTCATCGCGCGTGTCTGATATTCGTTCGCTCTCATCCTTTATAATTCTTAAAATCAATACTATTGAAAATAGATTTGTGATTACACCAACGGGCTAATCGCTTTTGCTCCTTTGTCGGTTCGATATTGTTTTCGAAATCTCGATATGGTTGGGCAAAGGGACTTACTCCCAATCGCTTCAGAGCCTCAATGCGGACCAAACTTTCGTGTACATCCCCAATTAAAGCATAGACAAAAATTCTATATGGTTTTATGCCGCGCTTGGACAACTCCTGCACAACCTTTGTCACAGAATCTAACTGACTGATTCTGTCGCATGCAAACCGGACGTATCTTATCCACTTAACCCGCGATAGCAAGTCAAGTATATATTTATCGGCACACGCCCGGCGAGCATCCAACCCTTGATTAAAATCAACAGATATGCCCGTGCGAATTATTTCTTCGATTTGTTCCAGCCCGAAATCCGACGCCAGTACATTGTTATCCAATAATATAGCCCGACGCTTATCGCCGAGGAACTCCCGGAGCGGGGATGCCGGCCGGATGGAGCCTTCCTTGTGCGGAACGATGCACCACGGGCAACCGTTCGGGCAACCGCGTGTTAGGAATCCGAAAGCCTCATTCACACTGTAAAGCGAATAATCAGGACAGATATGTTCAATCTCGTCTGGTAATGTTATTGTATAGTCCTTATAACCTGTTCCCGCCCGTACGATCTCGCACGGGTAGTAGTCTGCACAATCAGCCGTGAAAGTGAAAACTTTAGACATATACACTCGATCGTACCTACCGAACATCGGATTGGCGAACTCAACCGAATCCCCGTGCGACTTATGCCAAGCCGAAAGTTTCATCAATGCCAAGTTCGGAAAATGATGACCATCTACATCTACTAATCCTATATTCACTCTTTGTAGTATTTTCAGTTTTTCCTGTTAAACTTCCTCTCGACCAGATCGCACAAATCCAGGTACATCGCATCGGCATTCTTCTCTTTCACTCTCTCCCGGAACCCCGCTATATCCGACAGCCAGCAGCCGCAACGGACATAAATGCCGTCTTGCAGGTTGAAAAAGTAAACCTTGCTGCCAATCCGGGAGCCGAATCCGACAAAAGCCAGGAAAGGATAATCGCCGATATATTCGCCTTTCCCTTCAAAGGAGCACCGCTCGCCGAAGGAGCACCACTCGCCGAAAGAGCACCTCTCGCCGAAGTAGCACCGCTCACCAAAGGAGCACCGCTCACCAAAGGAGCACCTCTCGCCGAAGTAGCACCGCTCACCAAAGGAGCACCGCTCACCGAAAGAGCACCACTCGCCGAAAGAGCAACACGCGCCGAAGTAGCACCGCTCGCCGAAGGAGCAACACTCGCCGAAAGAGCACGCCCTGCCGAAGGAGCAACTTCCACCGAAAGAGCACCACTCACCAAAAGAGCACGCCCTGCCGAAAGAGCAACACGCGCCGAAGGAGCACCACTCACCAAAAGAGCACGCCCTGCCGAAAGAGCACGCCCTGCCGAAGGAGCACCGCTCGCCGAAGGAGCACCACTCGCCGAATATTTGTATATCACTGTAATCCCCCGAGGGGCATTGTTTGATTCCGTCGATCACCTCGAAGGCGTCGAAATCCGCTTGTGTGTATTTTTTCATTTTCGTTAATCTATTAAATTCAATTCGATGATTCCGTCTATTTTACAATCCTCGATCCCGATACACTCCAACAGAGCCGGGATGCGTACAAGAGGTTTGGCCGGGTTGAAGTCGTAGCGGCCCGAAATCCGACCGTTGAGAGAGCTGATGATCCTACACAGCGACAGCACGATGTTGTAAGACCTTTGAGGAGCCTCCAACAGGATACAGCCGCTGATGGTCCGATACGCCTCGTCCGTCTTGTCGTTGTACTGCCGGGCGGCCCGGTCGTCGATCTTGCGAAGCATCGACCATGCGATGCCGTGAGCCTGCGTGACCAAAGTCTGGGCCTGCGTATAACGGCGTTTGGTTTCATGGTGGAACAAGCCGGATGCCGTGAGTTCGGACTCAAGGTCGAGCATCGCGTAGTTCAAGCAGCCGACCAGCGTAAGCATCCGCACCGCGAGCGGCACGTACCGCTCGTCTTCCGGCCGAGGACCCCGCGCGAGCAAGCGAGTGTTCATCCAGGCCGTATGTTTAATCAACATTGCCTGGCGGTAAGAAAGGTTGGTCATATAATCAATGCGTTTTACCCATAGTGAACCACTCGGCAGAATGAAGCCAGTGATAAAATTGTCGTTTTGTCATTTATCCAAATAATTTTGAACTGCCGTTATAGCTTCATTCAGTGTGCGAACAAGTACATACTTGTTTCCAACCTGTTCAAAAGATTTCTGCCATTGTTTTTGTGCTGGGGTCTGACGACTTCCTTTTACTTGGGTCTTAAATTCCAGTCCCAGTACACCAAACCCATCTCGGGGAACAAGTAACAGTAAATCCGCCGCTCCAGCCGTCATCCCTTCAGCTTTCATGATGGCCGCCTCGGTTTTACTTCGCAATCCACCATTGGGCACGCTCGTCAAATTCAAAGCATACTCGGGGTATTGAAGCCGGAACCAACGTACAAAAGCGCGTTGGATGTTCGATTCAAGGTGTTTCATTTGCGTAAACTGTTTCCATTAAAAGCGACCCGATGGCATAGATACTTGATCCGGTCGTATATCCGATCTCCATATCGGTCCTTGATCGCTTCGCCTGTAAGGTTCGAAGATATGAACAGAAGCGTATCGGGCTTGTCCTGTGCCTTGTTGATGAGTTCTACGACCAGATTACGTCGTGTCCCGAACTCTACTCGGTCCACCTCCACGCCCATATCGTCCAGTGTGATAAACTTGCGTTTAATTACGTCGTCGATATTGACACTCTGTGACCCGCAGTCCACGACCGTTACGATCCGGTTGGCGAACTTGCGTAGCAACATCGGAATTGCGTAGCGGACCAACAGCGATTTCCCGCGTCCGCAGTTTCCGAACAGTAGTAACCCTTTTCCGTTGTTTGCCGACAGCCATTCCGCTACCTTGTCGTATTCCGGCAACCAGACAAACCGTTCGCCCATAGCTCCCAGAACTGCGGACATCGCAGTCACCAACTCTTCTTTCGCATTCGGAATACTGAAGGTGAAACGGGCGCAAGGCGTAGGATTACCTTCGATTTTCAACTGTTTCAGGATTTCATCGTAGTTCATTGTCAGAAGTCTTCATACGTTTGGCCCGGTTGGGCGTGATAGTCCGTTGCCGGATGGCGATTTGCCGAATTGTCCTGGTCATGTGGAGGGAACAGCCCCGAATAGTTGTTGGCGATCGAGAAGTCCACGATACGGCGAGCTTTGGCCGCATCGTTGCCCGAAAGCGTCAGCAGGCGTACATAGCAACGCTGTAATCCGAGCGGTCGATAGGTCTGTCCGCGTTCAGACTTGTAAGCAAGCCAATCCGCCATGATAGGCTGGAACGCAGGTTCGACAGCCGAGAGATCTATATTACGCCTGGATTTTTTCGGGAAAAAGTCGTTTAACCACGTTTGGAAATAAACATTTTTCGCAAATTGAGCGCTGCGTTGCAATTTAACATAATCTATAACCAGTCCCTCCGTCTTTTTGCAAAAGTCCTTGTAGTCATCGGTAAGCGACTTGCGCTTTCCCTTGAACTTATCCCACAACGTCACAAATTCAGTCGGAATATAATCTTCTTCCCCCTCGGGGGGATATAAGGGGGGATTATTTATATCTTCGACGTAAGGAGAAGATATAATACTTTTCTTTACTTCGCGGCAAAATTCCGGAGTATTCGGCGATTCTTCCGGAAGTTTGGCTGTTTCTTCCGGAAGAATGCGGCAAAATTCCGGTATTTCAAGATTCTTGCGTTTCGCTCGTATGCAAGTGTCAATATATCGCCTTTGGATGGCTGCCGACGTTATGATCCCACGAGAGAGCAGTTCTTTATTGAAAAGACCCACAACACCGCAGTACCGAACAATCTCCAAAACAACCGACTCCTTTAACCTGAGGTATTCAGCCACGTTGAAGGCAGTACTTTCGTCCCACGCAGCAAAACAGCCTTTTACCCGGTATATATTACATAGCAAGTAGTCGTAAACCGCAATACCGTCACAACCGAAAGCCTTAACAAGCCGCCTTATCCGAATATCCAAATATCTATCCGTATCGACGCTGTAATAGCTTAATCCGACCCTAATATTGGCCATATCATTGTATTATTTCGGTGGTTTATCAAACACTTCAATCATCTTCTTTATTTACAATTTTAAGCGTTCTTTCTCGTAACTTATCATAGTCCGAAGGTTGTCGCACTGATGCTTGCAAGATGCATTGATGCGGTCCAACCACTTTTCTAAAGCATTCAGCTCCGAAGCAGAACTGTTCACCAATTTTGTCGCCAACGATGGAGACAAACTGATAATCGTTTCTTTTTCATCGTGAAACAACCTGGCCACCGCAGCGTCACGCATTCCGACAACCTCACTCAACAATTCACCGCTGCGAGCGTAGTAAACACCCAGCTGGTCCAAACGCTCTATCATGGCTTCGATATTGGGATTATTCATACATTCAAGAGCCATCTGAATATTCCGAGCTTCCTTCCGTATTTGTTCGATTCTTTGCATGGCGTTTAATTATTTTTTTATACAGGATTCTACCCATACGGATAGCATTTAGTCCTCGGATAGTCGAGGCATCGCAAAACTCCAGGTCACGCAGAATACGTACTATTTGCCGAATCTCCCAAGACTTGATTTCATAACCGATCATGGGATTCCGAATATTAGAATGGAAGATCATCTACCCTATCTGCCAAAGGCATATCCGCGATATTCTCCACTGTAACCGGTGCCGAAGTGAAGTTTATGGCCTTACCCCGGCCGATATAAACACGAGGTGCTTTCGCCTCTCTCTCCTCTTTAGTCTGACGCATAAATACCGAATGGGTATTTTCGTAGGAATCCGGTTCCCGGAGCTGCGAAACGCATACGGCGATATACTTCTTGCCATTATTGGCAACTTTGATCTGGTCGCGGGGAATATCCGAAACGCAAATCGATACATTGATAAGTTGTGACATAGCTACGGTTGTTTTTTGAATGTTGTTTTGATACTCGTTTTACTACTTCGAACGGGCGGGTAAAGCATCTCACCCGTTTCGGGATCGGCAAGCCCGGAAACAGGCAGTTGTCGAAGCATTGTTTCTCGCTCTTTAATGTCAGCTTTCAAGGATTCAAGAGTTGCGTACATATCATATAACTTACTGTCACCGCAATCCGCATAATCGTATTTGACACCGACCTCGGCTTCTTCCAACCGGCAATCCCCGAATTGGTGCGATTTCCCGTATTGGGATAATTCGCGGAGTGTGATGTCCCGGATCTCTTCATTATCCTTGAACGCCTTGATTGCCGCTTCCATCCTGCTGATATTGATATGGGCCGTTATCGGGTCAATATCCCCGTTTACGACAGCCCTGACCGCCCGAGAGGTCAATTCACTGACCGAGGCCGTTTCACAGAGCAATAATGAATTATTTTCCATGCCGAGCCATCTTATAAGAATTGAACAAAGCCGCATAACGTTTAAGCACGTCAGTATCGGCGTCATAAGATTTCAGAAGACGTGCGGCAATATCGAAATCTGCCGCATAGCCTGAAGCGGTCCATAAGTCATAACCCCAATTAAGCAGACAATCGCACTTGATCGGATCGTCAAGCATATCTGTCGTAATCCGATGTTTTGCCCGGGGTGTATCGGGCCGGGCCGAAGCGAGAGGGTCCGGAGCAGCTGCCGCGCATTTTGCTGACATATTGCGCGATTTACCCTTGAATACATCGGCACCAATCCCGAGCCAGGACCCGATCTTTGTCAAAGCATCGGTTGTAGCCCCCTTGTGGGCATCACCCAAATCTGAGTTATCGTTACCTCCATAACATTCATAATAGATACCATATTCAGGTATCTCGAACGTTACCTTGACAACCACCATCTTATTGTTACGGGCAACCTGTTCGGAGCGGACACGCCAGCTACCTACTCCGAACACGTCATTCAGACGCTCGGTAACGTAGATCGCTTTGATCGTGGACAAGTAGTTCTTTGTCGGATGCGGCGATATTGCCTCTGAAGGCAGCGGCCGATCCAGTAATCTTTTCTGTTCTTCGGATATTTTACGCAGTTCCATATTTTCAATCTCTATCGGTTATCACTCGTGATGCGAACTTTTTAGAATCGCTATACCGCATCATATATTTGGTTTCCTTGCGTATCTCGGCAGTCGAGAGTTGCCTATTCCAAGAACCCGAGGCAACAATGTTTTGCGGGCGGTCGATTTCGTAAATCTCGATTCTCGTTTTCATGTCAGCTATTTTAACAGTTCATTCAGTTTCTCCGACACCCGGGGAACCTCCTCGTCCGTGGCCGTACACCAGGCGCTCGCTATGCTCGTTTCTTCCCGTATCGGGACGTCGATCCATTCCGTCATTCCCATCGAATGCACCGCATCCTGTCGCTCGGCTTCCACCGTATAGCGTCCTTGCACCGCAACGCCGTGATATTCTATCTGAAAGTCGAAAGATTCCATAGGACCCGAAAATGTCCTTCGGGTGATGTAATCGGCGATGCGTTTGGCGAAAGTCCGAATCTCCTGATCGGTCAGATGAATTGTCGTTTGCGGCCGGTTGAAACGGGTGCTCTCGAAGAAGTAATACTCTTCCGAGGGTTCTTTCCGAGTGGACGGCGGCATTTGAGCCGTGTCGGTGACGTAGTAGGAAGTATTCATCGCTGTTCGAAAATTTCATTCAACAGATAGCGGGTGATCCGCATACGCCGGGGACCGGACAGCGCCCAGCCGAACACCAGGCAAACAGGAACGGAAACTACTACGAGTGTAATTAAGTGTGCCATACTCTTACCGAATTTCGACCCGATAGACACGGGGTCGGTTTTGGAGTTTATATGCCCGGCGGCGGGACTTGTCGATCATCCGGCGCACCTTGCTCTTGAGGCGGTACCACGCACGCCAGAGGCGGCCCGCAAGCGTGCCCCACAGACTTTTGACTGTGCTTTCGGAAAAGAAGGTTTGCATGTTGGTAAAGATTTACTTGTGGATGATATTTGCTGTTATTCTGCTGCTTCGACAAACTCGCCGCCTTTCAGTTGATAGAAAACATCCTCCTTGAGCGATTTCCCATCGATCTGTGCAGACCTTACGCACACTGGTTTCAGATCCTCGCCATATTCAGCGAGGGTAATCCAGCTACCTTTCTTTGCCTTTATTTTTGAATCTATACCTATGGCTGCTACAACAGCATTGTTACCTTCGCTTTCGATCTTTGCGAGGTCGCCCGAGGAGCCGATCTTTGTGTCGTCGCCCGAGGAGCCGATCTTTGTGTCGTCGCCCGAGGAGCCGATCTGTGCGAGGTCGCCCGAGGAGCCGATCTTTGCGCCGTCGCCCGAGGAGCCGATCTGTGCGCCGTAGCCCGAGGAGCCGATCTGTGCGCCGTAGCCCGAGGAGCCGATCTTTGTGTCGTCGCCCGAATTAACATTGTCGGTCGGACCCTCTTTGATGCACTTCTCGTAAATGAAATCTATACCAGCTTTAATGAATCCTTTGAAATCGAGTTTTGCCCCGATGTGAATCTTTGTCGTCGCCGTTTTATCCGAGTCGGAATGACATCGCCCCAAAGCTGTTACATGATGCACAGGGATGAACTTGCATTCATCATCCAGCATATCACGATAGCTAAGGACAGAGAACGGTGATTCGCAGAAATGAAAGCCTCGATTACAAACTTTCAACTCAACATCCTCTTCGTAAGTCTTGCCCTCCTCGAATTTGAAGCCCAGGCAGGTCATATCTGCATTGAACCCTTTAAATCCATCGATATGTTTTTCTTCGCCGAACTCTTGCGGAAGCACCACGTTATCGCCGAACGAGACGCTTTTGAATACTTCCACAATCTCTTCGACCGAGAATCCAGCGATGCCGCATCCGATCTTGGTTACATAGAAAACCTTATCGGTATTGTACCGTGTATAGTCTGCGAATCTCCGTACCGATCGCGTCAATTCCTCGGTAGACACCTTGTCCATCTGTTCATCGAGCGTAGGGATAGCGTAGGACTGGCCCTGTAAGCCCTCGCCGTGCCCCATGATCGCGCCGAACTTCTCGACCGCGACACGAGCTGCGCCGCCAACGTGGTTACCGGCCTTATTACTGCCGAATACAAAGACCTCGTTCTGTTTTAATTTGGAAATGTTCTCTGGGGTAAATACTTTGTTTGACATTGCACGTAAATTGTTTTGATTAAAATTTGCACCCTGTCGTCATCGAAGACCACGACTGAATCGCAGGGTATATCGCTACCGGCTCCCCGAATTGCTCCGGATCGTCGCCTGCTTTTTGGTATTGATCGGCCTAATATCCGCCCTTCTGCGCCAAGTCGCTCGCCGGGTTTTACATCCCTTCGGATGGTTCTCGTATTTCAATGAACCGCTTATTCGTTCCAGCCTTTCTGCCTTGCGGCCGGGGTTTATGGCAGGCTTTAGGACCCCTACGGCTTCCGTGCCGTCCTTTGCGCCCGCACCGGGACATTCAACCCGATACGGACTTTGAAAATCCGCGCCCGGAAATGGCAAACTCAACTAATCTCAACTCTTAACTTTACTCGAATGAAAGAACGTTGGGCGCGGATAGTGCTCGGTTGATCCACTACCAGGGCCGACCAGTACAGCATAGAAGTACATATTAGTCACTGGTTCGGTAGTAGCCTATCTGTCATTTTATTTGCAGTTAGCACTTTTGGCGATACGCGCAGCTGCAACGGCCCGTCTGTCCTCCGGCAAAGTCGTACGGGATTCGATCCAAGCAAGAAGCTCCTTTTTGGAAAACACCGTGCGGCGTCCAATTTTCTTAAATGGGATCTTTTTTAGAAAAACCCAATTATAAATCGTCGAACGGGTGGTCGGGATACCTTGCTCCGCAATAAACCGCACGGCTTCTTCAACCGACAAATTGTCGATTTCTACCGGTTCATTCTTACGCCTGAAATCGGCGAGCTTCGGCAGAATCGCCGCCACTTCGTCAGCGACAATAGAGCGCAATTCTGCGGGAGTGGTAATAATAATTGGCTCGTTCATAATGCTTTATATTGATTAGGGAGTGCGGCCAGATTCGAACTGGCAAACATTCCACGTCTGGAATGCCTTTCAATCGGTTAGCTTCTGTTTGAACATCTGCGCTCTTCAGGGTGTACTGTCCATTAAGCGCATCGTGAGTACACTTGGTCTTTACCACTAATCGATTCGTAATACCATTCTACCACGCACTCTTTGTCGTTATTTGTCCTCCTTCTTCATTCGCAGCCGCTCAACGGCCACGCCCTTCAACTTGGCGATCCCTTCATAGCATAGTCTTTTTTAAGCCTCAATCCACCGGATTTTAGTCCCATTGTAGCCACCCCGCTCTCGCGCCATACGACGGATACGATCGGGTTGCTCTCCAACTGTGGGATTCGTCAAATTCAAGGCATTATATACCGTTTCGACCGTACATCCGACCTCGGCCGCAATCTCCTTCTTCACATCAGGAGGCAGAACAATCACTTTTATCGTCTTTTTTACCAGCATATTGTTTATTGAGTATTTTGATAATTCGTTCAATGTACACCCGCTATTCTTCGAGCAGGGCGGCCAGCCTGTCGGCCGATTCCATTACATCGTTCATTCTTCTAATTTTAGAAAAGCAGGATAAATAACTACTTTTGTTTTGCCCTTCGGGGCTGGTGGTCATCCCAAATGGGATGTTAAACTGACGCCATCAACATTTAACCCTTTACGCCATGAATAGAACCAATATTCATCGGCCGAAGGTGATGTTTATTCGTGCCTATACCCGCGTTAGGTTCGGACGCCGCGAAAATGTGCGACAACACTACCGTTCGTTGCCCTTCCGGTTGTAACCCACGAGGGCGGAGGGGCGGGACTGGGACGCTGCGGCGTCCCTTTTTCGTCCTTTATCCTGCTTGTTTTCCATAATCAATCGCCATAGTAGCGGCCCTGTTCGCCGTAATAATCGGTCGGCACTGTTACCGGCGTCCACGCCATACGAGCCGCTGCTATTGCGTGTGCATCCTCTGTGGCAAGGCTTCGTCCCTCAATGGTGGCATAGAGCATATTGCGTTTCTCATTTGCCCACGCCTTGCGAAGGGCTGCCGCAAACGTCTTGTACATCTTAACCTTGAACATGTACCAAGCATTGCGCATGATTTTAGGTAGGTTGTACTTGCTCGTTTTCATATATTATTTAGTATATTTGCGAATGTACCTTGTATTTCATCGTCGAAACGGTTGTTGTTTTGTTGTTCGATAATGCAAATATAGACAAATACATTGAAATATCAATATATAATCTATAATTATTATTTATGATTATTGAAAGATTTATAAAATATATGGATTTCAAGGGGTTAAACGACAATCAAGTAACTATTGATTGCCATTTATCCGTTGGGCTGATAGGCAAAGCACGCAAGGGGAAAAGCGATTTGGGCCGAAATTCTATCGAAAAAATTTTGCGTGCATATAGCGATTTGAACAGAGAATGGTTATTGAATGGCAAAGGCAATATGCTAAAAAATACTTCCACACAAAAGACAGAAGATGTAACTGCGGCAGAAAACGTAGATATGATGATAACTATCCCCCAAAGCGTGTGGGCGGTTATAGAGAATCAAGCGGCCAGCTTAAAAACCAAGGACGAACAGATGAATCGGCTAATTACGCAAATTGAGGAATCGAATTCTATCCTCAAAACGACCATTTTAGGAACATATACAGGCTTTCCGGCAACTCCGACAGATCTGGGGGTCAAAAATCCCCCCCCCATAAAATCGGAGCTAAAATAATGTATATCAATGAATTACAAAAATATATTGTAATTCAGACACCTGATAATAAGCATTCAAAGAAGAGTTAAAAAATAGGAGCCGATGCAAATTTCAGATTGAATTACTATTCAATGAACCTTATGATAGCCAAACTACAAAAAGGAGACATTAACATTGCCGACGTTTTTCTAAATGAATTATCAAGAAATCCGGCCTATTTTAATATGGATGCCGTCAAAACATTAATCCCAAATGAAGAACAACGGATGCGAATACTGCGCGTTCTTGAAGATCATATGGTCATTGAAATAAAAGGGGGTGGAATATGGTTAAAAGCTGCGGCTAATTTATCAGTGTGTAAAGACCAGGGAGGATGTGCAGTCATCTATAACGAACAACGCAAACAAGAAGAACGGGATAATTTAGAACTTCGCAATTTAAAAATAAGTAGGCGCGAAGCGCATTGGGCTATTGCATTAGCTATCATATCTATTTGCGCCTCTCAATTTTGGGGACACACTATTTTTGAATGGACTTGGATTGCAATGCAAAAAATCAGTAAATTACTTTTTTAATCTGTCTTGATTCAATATTCTACACAGAACATTGTTTAATCCAGTATAAGTATCACCTGTCAATTCAATATTAGTTCTGCCCCAAAAACGAACAAGATAGATCAAATACACAATCAACGCAATAATCACGAATAGCAAAATATAAATCCAAATCATAGCTTCAGCGTTTTTACAAACCTCGGAACTTTCGGCACAACTTCAAAAAAATAGGCTCATTATTTTGCGGGGGGGGGAATTTTGTAACTTTGCAGCATCTAACCAATACAATTTATGTTATGAAAAAATTTTTACTTTTGATGGCTGTTATTTGTGCAGTTACTTTTATGGGGTGCGAAAAGGATGAGCAAGAATCGTTCAAGTTCGACATTGAGAATCTTTATGGCACATGGCAGGGAATTGCCATACAAAGTAACGGCGAATGGATAGATATAACCCAACCGCCACACACAAATCTTGCATTCTCTGTTGTATTTTATGAAAATGGTACATATTCGGGAAGCGGGTATTTTGGCAACGGTTCAGGAACATACAAAGCTGAAGGGGATATGATATATACTTATATAGACGGGGAAGAATTATACAGATACAAAGTACATTCTATCTCAAACGGAATTGCCGAAGTGTCTATGGGTGTAGCAGGAGATAATATAACACTGGAAATAAAACTTCAAAAAAAGTAATCAGATAGGATATATGTTTCAAAACAAAGGCGAGAATAAATCTCGCCTTTGTTATTCCCTACAAAATCATTATATTTGCATTGCTAAATCAAAATGCGATACAAACATATCCAACCATATTGGGTATTTTGTATCTATACATACAGTTAAATTTAACTGCGTCGAGTTCGGTAGCGGAAACGCCCGACGGCTTGCATTTTGAGCCGAGCAACTCGTAACGCAGTTTTTTATTGCTAAATCAAAATGAAAAAGCGCATCGAACGCATGGGCCGCATCGAAGCGGCAATTAACCCCATGTACTGCGTCCCCAAACGCAGCGACCTATCGTTAATCGGATCGGCTTTCGAGGCCGCAGGTTTCCGTTGTGTCCGGATCCGCACCGAATGCGAGGCCGAGCACCGCACAAAAGGTGGTGATCCCCGTCGGCACGGGATGCTGGTTCTCGACGGTGACCGAGTGATATTGGAGGTATTGCGGTCGAGACCGACTAAAAAAGATAATCAACTCACAATCCCGCCTCAATCATGAACCGAGAAAATGACATATCGAACCGTACCCTATTTTTGATTCGGTCGGTTTGAAATGATAAACAGAAAGCCGAGTTCCCTCGGCTTTTTACATTCTCGCATCATATATCTTTTCTACATTCAGCTCCGTTCCGGTCAATGTAAAATATATATTCTGGAGCTGGTGCAGATACTTTATGGGCACATCCACATTGCAATCGTCGATTTCGTCTTCCACCTGCCAACAGAACCCTTCTTTTTTAGGAGATAAGCATATCACACGGGGGATGATATAGTAGTCAAATCGTTGGTAACAGTCGCTAAATTCTTTCTCAAAGCCGCATTTTTCCAATAACGTTGGAGTCAAACGTATAGGCCTAACATCTCATAATACTACTTTATCTAAAATCTCATGATAAAATCCGGCTTCCTTAATTAGCATCTCACCATGAAATAACGTCATGTCTGCACGCGTAATTTCTGCAATATACCCAATTCGCTCAAGATGGGGGTTATACACTAAATTGCCTATTCGAAATGATCGAATATTCAGAGACGGTTCCATATTACATTTCATATTCTAAAACGCATCGAATTCGATGCGTTTATTACTTTAGTTTCATTTGTGTTTTTAAGTTGAGAACTATTTATTCCTCCTCGTTTGAGGTGTCGCATGTAATCGGTTTCGTCGATTTTACCGCTGAAGTAAGGTGCGCTGTTTCGGGTGGCGGATTGTCGGGCAACGTTCCGAGGTATTGCCGAGCGTTGAGGGGTGATACGACAGAGTGTCCGAGTTGGCTTTCGAGTTGTTGTCGGGCAACTTTAGCTACTGTACCGCCCCGTTTGGCGACGTTGGCGTTGGCCTTGAAACCTATTGGATTTTCGTTTCGGGAAAGTTCGGTAGCAGAGGCCTCGGCCAATGAGTTCAACAGCAGTTCGACATTGGTCATATTATCCCGCAGGTTCTCCTTTTTCAACCCCTTGTAACGTTTGTAGGCTTTCGTGGTACGTCCGGCCCACTCCTTCGTGATAATGTCCGTAAGGGTGGCATATTGCGTTCCATCAACGCCCCCGCGTTTCCACTCGTCAGTGAGAAGTTTACGGACTTCGATACTTTTCAAGCGTTGGTTAATCCATGTATCCGAATATCCAAGGCGTTTATAATCGGCTACGGCCTGCTCAATAGATAACTCAGGGTCTTGCATTTGGTCGAGGCGGTCGCTTGCCACCTGCGCCATCCATTGCTTGAAAGGCTCGGCTTTCTGTGACGGAATCGACTGGATAATCCGCAGGACGGTTTTCACATCTCCGGCCAGCGTCTTGCGCATCACTCCCGTTTCTGACCTCATGGCTATCTGGGGACAATTTGTCCCCACGAACGAGGCGAGCGCTTCATCCCGCTTGCGCATCTTCTTGAAATAATCGGTCGGATTCACGGTGTCCGTCAGAGCGGAGATCACGTCGAGAACGGAAAAATACCACGTCTCCGTCCGCTCGTCCCAAACGGTGCGCACCTTGCGGTCCTCGAACAACTGTATGGCCTGCTTTTGTGTCATAGGAATGTAGTTTTATTTATTCCTTTTCTTTTACCTCCAGCACCGTCCCGCACTTCGGGCAGGTGATTGTGTTCGTCGGGTACGTTGCTACTCTTCCGCCTTTTGCTCCGCTTGTTGGAATCCAATTTTGCGGGCGGGTTTGCGTGCCTGCGGTATCTTGACCGACAACGCCGCAATAGCGTTGTAGATATTATCAAGCTCCTTGCGCATATCTTCCGACAGATCGCTGACCGCCTCGGCATTGTCGGCGTCCACCCGCTCCAGTAACGCCAGTTTCGCCCGAATTTCGGCCAACTCGGCCGTTACTGTCGTCGTGGTCGTGATGTAGTTCCGCATCGCTACGAAAGCACGCATAATAGCGATACTTACTTGTATGGCAACGGAGCTTTTCAAAACAGCCGATAACATAGAAACGCCTTGCTCGGTAAACGCATAGGGGTTGCGGCGTAAACCCATCGTGATGGAATTGGTTATCACAATTTGTGATTTCCAATTTTCAGTTTCGGCATCTGTCAGTTGAAACATGAAATCGGGCGGAAAGCGTTCGATATTACGCTTTACCGCTTGATTGAGAGCGCTTGTTGTTACTTGGTACAATTCCGCCAAATCACGGTCCAGCATCACCCGCTGGCCCCGTATTTCGTAAATCTTGCTTTGGATAGGTTGTAGTTCCATGGGTAGGTATCGTTGAGGTTATTCTGCCTTGATGGTTATCGACTTCCCGCAATGCGGGCACGTGATTGCTCCCTCTTTCGAAGCGGCGAAAAGTTCCGGCACTTCAACACCCAAAATATCGGCTATTTCTTGCAATCGTTTTAACGGCGGATTTCCGTTGTCACCAATTGCAATACTTAACCCCGTTTCAGTCATTCCGAGACGCGCCGCCAACTCTTTTGCGGTCATTCCTCGTTCCTTCAATAATTCTTTAACTCTCATTTTGACGTATTATTTGCCACAAATATATTGATATTCATATAAACAGCAAAAAATTTTAGTGTCAATTAAATTTTTATCTCAAAATATTTGCATTATATCAAAATATCATTTATATTTGCACCAAAAAATCAAAACAACAATTAAACAATACGGCCATGAAACTCTTAACTAAAGCAATTGAGAAGCAGTTGGCAAAGTACCCCATTTATTCACAAGATGGCAAAGGCGGCAAGGCACAGGTCATCTGCAAGTTCTTCAACCCCTGCGGCAGTCAGACGTGGTACATTCTCGAAGGCGAGAAGCAAGACGACGACTACATTCTCTTCGCATTGTTAGACAATATGGGCGAGCGAGAATATGGTTATGTGTCACTGAATGAACTTCAACGCGTTAGAACTCGCCCCTTTGGTCTTGGCATCGAAAGAGATATGTATTTCACACCTTGCAAAGTCAGCGAAATCAACTAATTGATTTATTGAATAAACGTCTAAAACAATAGAACTATGAACGCATTTGCATTTAAAGTGATCGACGCAATCAATCGTGATGGTATGGACAATGGCAGCTGGGGTCTTGTCAAAGACGTAGATAATACTGTCGCCTATTTCGGCACCAGAGAAGAAATCGAACTGAAAGGCCAGTGGGCGTACATCTATGCAGAGAAAGACGATACACTGTCTTTGCAACTCGAAAAAATCGAACCTACGAGAGTTCTGCACGTTGAAGATTGTGAACTGCTGCTCTACTACCTCGACGAATAAAGCCGTTCGGGCGGCTATAAACAGACCTCAGGCCCGAAGCGGGGCGGCACCTGCCGCCGGTGGTAAAAATGAAAGATATGAAAGACATAAAAATTGGCGACCCGGTGAGATTCGGACGCAATACTGGTGAATATCGAGGACAGTTCGATAAACTGAATATCGCAATGGTACTCGTTGGCAATAGGCTGTATTATGTTACATTTGAAAAAATTGAAAAGCTATGAAGACAAGAAAATCCTTCAAGGTGAACAGAGAGGCTGCGATCAAAATCGCAATGAACACAAACGGCATATCACGAGAGATCGCCAAGAAATACACAGACAGCGAGTTGAAAGAGTGCTTGCGACTACTCAAACTAAAAACCAACTTTTAACCTATATAACAATGAAACGAACCGACCTTTCCATCATCATGCGCACGGCGTGGCAGATGTGCCGCGCGACGGGTGTAACCTTTGCTGAGTGTCTGCATAAGGCATGGCAGGTGTTCAAATTGAAGATAAAGATGCGCGCGGGCATCGTGCAGTTCTTCTACCTCAAATCGAGTACGGGTGAATTGCGACAGGCATTCGGTACGCTTAAGGACGACTTATGCCCCGAAACAAAAGGTGACGACCGTAAGCCTAACAAACACCTCGTAACCTATTACGATACGGTTGCCGAGGGCTGGCGGTCATTCAGAATGTTCAACTTTGTAAAAGTTATATAATATATGAAACCAACGATGTACGTAGAAAAACGCAGCGATTTGACATTACTCAAAAAGGCATTCGAATTGACGGACGCGACATGTCACCGCACGCGGCTGAAGTGTGGGTGTAAAGCCTACAAAGGTGCAGACAACAATCGCGACAGCCTATTGATCGTCAAATATGACGCAGTAGTGCTTGAGATTATCCGCTGCAAAGGGTGTGTGAAGAAAAGACCTTAAAAATTGCAGCTCTCAATAAAAAATCGTATTTTTAATAAATAATTCAATAGTAAGATTTGCATAATGTGCCGAACGTGTCCACTTTTGCATCGAACAGATATATGCGGGGTAGTGCAGAGGTTACCACGGCGGGTTAGTGTCCCGCAGGCGCAAGTTCGATTCTTGCCCCCGCTACTAATGAAATTTACGGCTATGAAAATTTTAACGCTTATCATCAAACAAAAATGGTTCGACGCCATTTTGTCGGGTGAAAAAACGGTCGAGACCCGCGAAGTACGCCCGACCAACACGAAATACATTTCATACCGAGACAACAACACAGGCAAAGTCTACAAGAAAGACAGTGACGTGCCCGAATCGGCGTGGGACAGCGAGAAGGGCGTTGATACGGTTATCAACCACTACGATGCCATACAGTTCTGGGTAGGTTACGAAAAGAATCGCCCCGGCGCGCTGGTCGAAGTCAAAGGCGTCGAGCTGGTAGATGTTTGCGACGAAGAGACGAAAGAGCCGATTGTGTACGAGCACAACGGTAACGAATATACCATGACCGAGATCGACTACCACCTCGGCAAGGTAATCGAGAAAATGAATTGTTAAACCCTTAAAATCATTGCTGCACTCGAAGACGAAGACAAAAAACAGCAACTCAGCTTGACGCGCAATACAGCCGTATAACGAGTGAATTGCGACGCCGCACGCCTAATCCTGCTGTAGGATTAAGTAGCCTCGCAAATATGAGTGGCCGAAATGGTGTTATTGCGAATAGGTATGCAAGGGCGACCAGTGCATATACAAGAGCTAGGCAATCTGCCGCCCGAGGCCTTTCCGTAGGTTAAATCATATTGTCAAACTTCTAAAATTCAAGCTGCACTCGAAATTCAGTAAGAAATCGAATCAATCGGACGACAGGCGCTAGCCGTGTTCGTTATCGTGCAGTAGGCGGTCGTGCGACGAATCGTGCCGGTCGTGCACGCGACATTCGCGCCGCCTTTGGCATGGCAACAGGTTAATCATGACCCCGATAGACCATGCAAACGAAGTGATTGCCTCTGTCCGTCAAAAAACGGACAGGGCGATCCTTTTTTATTCATGTGGCAAAGACAGCGAGGTATTGCTCGACCTAATGGCTCCGCACTTCAAAGAGATCGTTTGCGTGTTCATGTATTTCGTCAAGGGCCTCGACCACATTGACAACTATTTGCGAGCAGTCAAAGCTCGTTATGCCAATGTTACCATACTGCAAGTCCCCCATTGGACGTTGACGCGTGTTTTGCGTTGTGGGCTATACTGCATTCCTAACCCCAATGTAAAGCTGTTATCGTTGAAAGACGTTGATGAATCCGTCCGGATGAAGACGGGAATATCTTACTCTTTCTATGGAATGAAGCAGTCGGACGGAATGAATCGCTGTCTTATGTTGCGCGGATACGAGAACGAAGCTATAAGCAATACGAACAAGGTATATCCTCTATCCAAGTGGAAGAAATCGGACGTCATGGCCTACATCAAGGCAAAGAAACTGCCTGAACCCATATCCTACAACAAGAACAAATCGCAAGGTCTGACGTTTTTGCCGGAGGTATTCGATTACCTCCGCCGGCATTATCCGCAAGACCTCGAAAAGATTTACAAAGTATTCCCCTTATCCCGAAATATATTACTGCGATATGACGAAGAGAAAAGAGCAGCAGCCCAAATACAAGCAAAGTGAAACGGTCGTAATCAAGCGATCACAAATCAACTTTGCTCCATACAATCCACGCAAAGAAGACCCTGAAGTCATCAAGAAGCTCAAAAAGAACTTTAAAACTGTCGGCTATCTGGGCGGTATCGTATGGAATCAGTTGTCATCTTATCTGGTTTCAGGGCACAAGCGCGTACAGACGCTTGACATCATCAACAATTACGACGGGACACCTGAAACGGATTATGAGATCAAGGTAGAAGCTGTAGAGTTAGACGACAAGACAGAGCGCGAACAAAATATCTTCATGAACTCGCCCTCCGCAATGGGAGAATTCGACATGGAGAAAATAAAAGTACTTGTACCGGAAATAGACTATAAAGCCGCTGGCCTTTCTGAAGCAGACATGAACATATACGGTATATCCGTCATGCAGGACGAAATAAGTTCAGAACTGTCTGATACGTTAGGTGATTTCGAAGAGATACAACGACCGTTTGAGGAACGCAAGGCCGCGGTAAAGGAGATGAAAGAACAGATTCGTCAACAGGCAGAGCAAAAAGCGGAAGACATCGAATCCTATGTAATGCTCAACTTTAAGTCTTATAGGGCGAAATCATCATTCATGCTTCGGTTCGGGTTCAGGCCAGACGACAAAATAATCCCCGGCGAAATGTTCTCGGATATGGTTGAACGGGTCGAATAACGACAAAAACGACAGTATAAAAAATGGCAATGCCCTCCAAAAAACCGAAATTAGATACCTTTCGCAAGGTTGCAAATGCTTGCGGCGGTATTTTGTCAGACATAGCTGCTAATTTAGGTGTAGAGCGTAGCACAATTTACACATGGTGCAATGATGATGAGCAATTCGCCCAAGCCCTCGAAGATTCCCGTGAACGGTTCGTTGATTTGGCCGAAAGCAACCTGCGTAAATTGGTTGCCGGCGTTCCGGCCATCGAAAAGGACGAGAATGGCGAAAAGAGATTTGCCGGTTGGATCGAACGTCCCTCCGAAACAGCGATCATTTTCACTCTCAAAACACGCGGAAAAAAACGGGGATATGTAGAACGTCAAGAGGTTACAGGAGCAGATGGTGCCGAACTTATTCCACCTCGCACTCTCTCTCCCGAAGAGGCAAGACAATATGGGTTAAAACTTAACGAAGAGTATTAACGCACTACTCCGATTCGCGACATAGACATAGAGCGTACCTTCTGTCTTTCCGGTATGCTGAATTTCACCCGTTACATGTTCAAGCATAAGACGGGGATGCGGTTTATTGTCGGCGATCATCATCGCAAAATATGCGAAGCTCTTGACAAAGTCGTCCGTGGCGAAATAAAGCGTCTTATTATCAATATTGCGCCACGATATGGCAAGACCGAACTTGTCTCTAAGAACTTCATCGCCTACGGGCTGGCGTTAAACCCCCGCAGTAAATTCATACACCTATCATACTCCGATGATCTTGTTCTCGACAACTCGAAAGAGATCAATGAAACGGTACAATCAGACTACTACCAGCGGCTTTTCCCTGAAGTAGTCGTCGAAAGCAAGAATGCTAAAAAGTGGTATACATCCGTCGGAGGCGGACTGTATGCAGTAAGTGCAGCAGGACAGGTTACAGGATTTGGTGCAGGTCAAGTAAATGATCCGTATAGGGAGCGGCGCGAAATGGGTGATTTTATTCCTGCGTGGGAAAGCGATTTTGCGGGAGCTATTGTTATCGACGACCCGATCAAACCGGAAGATGCACTATCCGAAACGATCCGCGAGCGGGTGAACAATCGCTTTGAATCGACTATCCGCAACCGCGTGAACTCGCGCAATACGCCTATCATAATCATTATGCAACGGCTCCATGAGCACGATCTATGCGGCTATCTTCAGGAGATCGAGCCGGAGGAATGGACGGTACTTTCGTTGCCCTGCATCTGGCATGACGAAAACGGACAGGAACAGCCTCTCTGGGAATTTAAGCATACGCTGGAGGAACTGCACAAAATCGAGAGATCGAACTCATTTGTCTTTGAAACGCAATATATGCAGAACCCGAAGCCGCTGGAAGGTTTGATGTATGGAGAGTTTAAGACATACGACATAATTCCATATGCAGCATCTATGAAGCGAAAGAACTACACGGATACCGCTGATACCGGCAGTGACTATCTGTGTTCTATTTGCTATACGGAAACTCCCATCGGCAATTTCGTGACGGACATTTTATATACACAGAAACCGATGGAATATACCGAGCCGGCAACAGCCGAGATGCTGTCCCGAAACAAGACGGAGATCTGCTACGTCGAGAGCAACAATGGCGGCAGGTCTTTCGGGCGCAATGTTGAGGCGCAGTGCCGAATAATCGGTAACAACTTTACATCGTTCAACCCATTTACGCAGACCGCCAACAAAAGGGTGCGTATTTTCACGCGATCGAATGAAGTGCAAAACCTTATTTATTTTCCGACCGGATGGGAGCACAAATGGCCGGAGTTCGCCTCGCATGTCAAATCATACCGTAAGCAGCAGGAGTTCAACAGCCATGACGACGCCGAAGATGCCCTGACCGGAGTAATCGAAAAGCGGGGGTATTTCAACAATGAAGAAGATTTAGACAAAGAGGATTTAGGAATTTGGTAAAAAGTACGGATATGGGATTTATAGACAACCTACTCAATGCGATACGCAATAAATATCTGAATGCAACCGGTGCAGAACGTGATCTGCTTACGCTTATCAAGGACAAAGACATTACACAGGCTCAAACACTTATGCAGAATCGCGATACGGAGGTTTTGCAGGCGATTCAGGAATATAACCCCGAACTCCACCGTATTATGCGAAAGGCCGATAAGATGCGGAAAGGCCAGGAGCCTTATCGTACCGAGAAGTTGCCTCGTGCACGACAGAAGTACATCAATGAGGTGGAACTATTCTTTCTGCTCGGGAATCCGATACGATGGAAGAAGGTGAACAACGAAGGTTCGGACGAGGCTTTCGAAGCATATAATCAATTTTTGCAAGATACACGATTCAACGTTTCCATGCGTAAAGCAAAACGCATTGCGGGAGCAGAAACTGAATGTGCCAAGCTCTACCACATCTATCGGGACGAGAATTTCCAACCGCAGGTAAAAGTTGTGGTAATTTGCAAGTCGAAAGGATACACCCTACGTCCATTATTCGACCTATACGAGAACCTCATTGCATTCGGGTATGGGTACTACCTTAAAGAGGGGACATCAACTATCGAGCATTTCGATATTCAAACACCTGATACGATCTACCGATGCAAACGAGGATCTCTTAATTGGGAGGTTATTGCAACTCCCAATCCAACCGGAAAAATCAATGTTATCTACTACCGACAGGATAAAGCGTGGGGAGGCCTCAACCCCCGCATAGACCGCGAGGAGGATATAGACAGCAAAATATCCGACACAAATAACTATTTCGCAGACCCTATCGCCGCAGCAACGGGCGATGTCGTAGATTTTTTGAAAGGTCGAGCCGACAAGCCCGGGAAAATGATTCGGATGACCGGAGCGGATTCAAAATTCGAGTACATCAATCCACCGACCTCTTCCGAGACGCAGCAACGGGAAAAGGAAGACCTCGCGCAGTCCATCTTGTTCGACACTTTCACGCCCGAGTTTACACCCGAGAAAATGGCTGGGCTGGGAACTTTGTCGGGCGAAGCGATCAAACGCGCGATGGTACTGGGATATATCAAGCGCGAAAATAATAAAGAGATATACGACATAGCCGTAGATAGGGAGAAAAATCTTATTCTCGCTATTATGATGAATGTAACCCATATTCATTTGCGTCCTGATTTGGCTGCGCTCAAAATAGAACACGAATTTGCCGAACCGTTCAATGAAGATGTCACCGCACGTTGGGCGGCTATAGGCCGTGCTGTGCAGGATGGCGTTATGTCGCTGGAAAAGGGCGTTGAACTAATGGGAACGGCCGATGATGTTACCGCTGAAATCGAGCGAATAAAGCAAGCGAAGGCAGAGGCATCTATGAACAATATTATAGAGCCAACATTCTAATTCGAAACGATGCCCGGATTGAATTTGAAAGCCGCCCAATGGGAGCAACAGCACAAAACGCATGTCGAAGAATATCTACGACAGATAGAGGCTTTGTATGATGTGGCCTCGGATGAATTGATTCGACTGGGAATGGGATATAAATATCAACCCAATACGGGGCGATTGTTCGCCTTCTCATCAAACAAAAGCCGTAGTAAACAAGCCGATGCCTCGTTATCTTCATTCCGAAATAAGTTGTCCACTATAATTACAGCGGGGATCACTTCGGAATGGTTTTTTGCCAACGACAAGAACGATTCATGGGTAAAACAACTATTCGACAATCCGAAAAAAGGATGGATGCTTCACAATCTCGGTGCACTTGAGGCATTTCAACGTAGAACAACTTACGGGCATAATTTATCCGAAAGAGTTTGGAGTATCGCCAAGCAGTTCGAACGGCACATAGAATTATCCTTATCTATAGGTATCAGCGAAGGCCGAAGCGCTGCCGATATAAGCCGTGATGTACGCGTCTATCTGAATGAGCCGGACAAACTATTTCGACGTGTCCGAAATGCGTTCGGCAATCTTACCCTGTCGAAAGTGGCGCAGGCTTATCACCCTGGGCAAGGCGTTTACCGGTCATCTTATCAGAATGCTATGCGTATGGCTCGCACCGAAATAAACAGCGCTTATCGTGAAGCCGACAGTATCCGCTGGCAACAACTTGATTTTATTGTCGGATATGAGGTAAAAACATCAAAATCGCACGTACAGTGGCTGGCAAAGTTCTGGTATCCGCGCTTCAAAAAAGGGCGTGCGCCGCTGGAAATATGTGACGCAATGGAGGGAAAATATCCGAAATCTTTCAAATTCATCGGGTGGCACCCGAACTGCAAGTGCTATGCAGTGCCAATTATAGCCAACGAGGGCACGGATAGGGATTTTTGGGAGGAACCGCTGAATGAGGTCAAGGATGTGCCCGACAACTTCAAACGATGGGTCGAGGACAACACCGAAAGAATCGAAAAGGCGAAGAATTTGCCGTATTTCATAGGGGAAAACAAAAAACACTTCAATGATTCGCTGTTCATCAATCGCGATGCCGTATAACTCTTGGCAAAAGCGCAGTACGTAGGGAATAAGTTGCAAGGTGTTGCATAAGGAGTTGAGGCAAAGTATGAGGCATCGTGCACGCCTATAAACTACAAAAGCAAGAATAGCATCGTTCGCAAGGTGAAACAGGAAAGGCAAAATCTATTAACACCAGGTTTCATCGTCCATTTGGCGGACATTCTCTCCGTCACTGTAAGCACTGTTCCAAAATGAAACACCCTTTGTCCGGCGAAATAGTGCGTCGGTTAGGCGTGAGGTTGTTGCTATTCACCACATCCAAGAGGAGAAATGCAGTAAAAACGGAATGACCGACGGAAATAAGATGTGCCCCGCCGATCATTCCAACTAAAATAACACGATATGACAAAGGTACTGCACTGCGGCGCATTATGCAAATAATCGTATTAAAAATTCGTCAGTAATGCAGCATTTTTCTCTCGTTCCTCTCGCTCGAAGCTGGCAAGGTAGTTTTCCGTCGTCTTCAGATCTTGGTGGCCGAGGCTTTCCGATATGTAGGCGATATTCGCCCCGGCACGCTTCAACACCGTAGCGAACGAATGACGCGCCGTATAGGTCGATATGTTCCCAATTTCGAGCTGCTCCCCGATCATCCGCATCCGTTTATTGATTAACCCGGTAGCGGCTATTGTTTTAGCGTGGCTCTGCACCGCATCCTCCGACCCGTCGAGAATTGGGAAAATAAAGTTATTCGGTGCTGGAGTATTACCCCAGCGGTCGATAATAGCTTGCATCTGGCAAACTACCGCGACCCGGATTTCCTTACGGGTCTTAGTCGTGCGCTCGGTCTTTTGACGCACGAAACAGATTTCACCGTCCACAATATCACGATACCGCAATTTCACGAAATCGGCGACGTTGATCCCGTTACACAAGTAGAGGAACAGCCAATAATCCCGGTATTTGGCCGTTGCTTCGTTCCCATCCTCATAGCGGGCGATCTGCCCGATCTGCTCCAGCGTTAAAGCCAATTTACGGCCCTCACCGGCCTGTATTTCATATTTCCCTCGGCCGAACGGGTATTGCGCGGGTTTAATCGCATCGCATCGACAAGCATCGTTCAATATGGCTCGTAAATGGCGCATGTGTATTCCGATCGTTGTACGGCTCTTACCTTCTCCGAGTAGAAAGCGCTCATAACGTCTTACCCAATCCACCGTTATAGATTCAAGAGCAATACGATCCCCGGCAAACCGCTCCAATCCCTGTATAACAACATTATAAACCAGCATTGACCCGATACGATCCTGCTCTTTTAATTCCGCTATTTTAGCCGCAAATGCACGGTTAAGAGTATCAACCCCCGAACGTTTCAATCGCTTGTTGAGGCTATCGAATGAAAAAATACCGTCGCGTGCCAATTCCTCAACAACCCCACGAACAATTTGGTAACTGCTTTCTATATCTTTACGAACGGCCACAAGGGCGCGAACCTTCGTTGTAGTCAGACCTTCCCACTCATCCAAGGTAAGGTCTTTGCCCGTCGGATAATAGCGACGATCCCGGCGATAGGTTACACGAATTTTTACGGGGCACTTTCCGTTCTTTTTCGGATGACTCGTATCTATTATGGGCGCAACTGTTATTCCGTCTTTTGAATAGTTCATTTGATAGGATAATTATTATTTCAACACACAATTTCGACACAAAAATACAAAAACAAACAAAAATAGATAAAAATAAACAAAATAAAATCGCCACATTTGGAAGCTTAAAACATTGATTTTCATATAAAAATTCAAACAACACATAATTATTCAAAAATATAATTATGGGACTGAAAATCCTTGCACCGCCGTGGGCTGAATTATCCTCCGCAGTCGGATAATTTCGGGGTTCTTTAATCGGAGATTAGACTATGAATGAATCATTAAACTAAAAGAATAAGAAGAATGAAAAAGAAGAGCAAGTACGGGAGAAATCCCAAGTTGAACCCGAAGACACACTGCGTGATGGTGCGCTTCGATGATGAGGAATGGAACAAGTTTCTCACGATGTACGAGGAATCAGAGGTGTACGCTAAAGCCGTCTTTCTCAAGGCACACTTCTTCGGGCAGAAGTTCAAGGTACTGAAGGTGGACAAGACGATGGTGGACTACACGACTAAACTGTCGGACTTTCACGCCCAGTTCCGTGCCATTGGTACGAACTACAATCAGGTAGTCAAAGAGCTACGCTGCCATTTTTCGGAGAAGAAGGCGATGGCGTTGCTTTACAAACTGGAGAGTTGTACCATTGATCTTGTGAAGTTGAGCAGGGAGATTGTGGAACTTTCAAGGGAGATGTACGCTAAGTGGGAGCAATCAAAATCCGACTGATATGGCATCAGTAAAGGTCAAGTTCCGTCCATCTACCGTAAACGGTAAGGAGGGCACACTCTACTATCAGGTCATTCACAACCGTGTGGTCAGACAGATAAACACCGAGTATAAACTTTTTGTTTCGGAATGGGACAGCCATTCCGAAACGGTTGTCTTGCATCATCTATTGACAGGACAAGAGAGGAACAACTACCTGCTTTCAATCGGTTCACGCATCAAGTGGGACAAGGACAGGCTGAACAAAATCATACACAAGTTATTTCAATCCGGCACATTCGTAACGGATGATGTAGTCATGCGCTTTCATGAAAACAGGCAAGAATTGTCATTCAACGCTTACATCAGCCAACAGATAGCGAGACTGAAACGCTTGGGCAAAATACGCACCTCAGAGACTTATACAGCTGCACTCAGAAGTTTTAACGGTTTTATAAATGGCAAGGATGTCTTGTTTGACCAGCTTAATGCGGATTTGTTGGCAGAGTACGAGGCTTATTTGAAAGGAAGGGGAAATACGCCCAATACTATATCCTTCTATATGCGTATTCTAAAAGCCGTCTATAACCGTGCGGTGGAAGATGGACTGACCGAGCAACGACATCCGTTCAAGTCCGTTTACACGGGAGTGGAGAAAACAATGAAGCGAGCCTTGTCGCTCAATGACATCAGACGTATCAAAGGACTGGACTTGTCATTGAAGCCCAATCTTGATTATGCCCGTGATATGTTCCTGTTCTGTTTCTACACAAGGGGAATGTCGTTCATCGACATGGCTTATCTGAGAAAGAAGGACTTGCAGAATGGTACTCTTTCCTATCGCAGACGTAAGACAAGACAGCAGTTGTTCATCAGATGGGAAAAGTGTATGCAAGAGATTCTTGACAAATATCCAGTAAACGAAACGGAATACCTCTTGCCCATCATTACAAAACGGGACGAAGATTATCGGAAGCAATACGCCAACGAACTTCACCGTGTGAACCATCTGTTGAAGAAAATTGGAAAGCAGTTGGATTTGCCAATACCATTAACTATGTATGTCGGTCGGCACTCGTGGGCAAGTATCGCCAAGAGCCGTAATGTGCCCATTTCTGTCATAAGCGAGGGAATGGGACATGATTCTGAGAACACTACACAGATTTATCTTGCATCGCTGGATACTACAGTAGTAGATAAAGCCAATAAAAGAATACTGGATTTGCTGTGAAACCATGAATGTTTAGCGAATCCGTCCAACGCTTACCAAGAGAAGAACCTTTTTCCCTTATTTCCATAAGAAGAGACGGGCGTAAACTTGATATAAAATGCCTGTCGAAGTTGATATATTGGAAGATAGCATATTCCAGTTTTCACCAGAATTGCTGAACACCTTGCTCAAAGACCACACCACGAGCAGGGACGAAATGCAACGCAATATCTTCTGGGCTACTTCAGATTATGAACATCTTGGCAAAGAATACCAATACAATTCCCCTATCCTCCCACACCTTATAACAGGAGATAACGGACATATCATCATGCCTCGTGTCCTCAAAAGCCGTGATACCCAATCAACCCGTTCCCGTGATATGGCTGAGGTCTTCACTCCATCATGGATATGCAATGCACAGAACAACCTGATTGATGAAGCATGGTTCGGACGAAAGGATGTTTTCAATACCGAATATGCAGACGAACAGGGACATCATAAATGGAAAACAACGGAAGGCTGTATCATATTCCCGGAGGGCAAAAGTTGGAAGGATTATGTGCGTGATATCCGACTGGAAATCACTTGCGGAGAAGCCCCATATCTGATTAGCCGCTATGATACCACGACAGGAGAGACTATCCCTTTGGAACAGCGTATCGGTTTGCTTGACCGCAAACTAAGGGTGGTAAGCGAGAACACATCCACTTCGGGCGAATGGCTTGAGTGGGCACAAGAAGCCTATAAAAGTACCTACGGTTACGAGTGGCAGGGAGACAATCTACTCATTGCCCGAGAATCTATGCTTGTCTCTTTTGTGGAGTATTTTCAACAGAAATTTGGCAAATGCCCTTTACTGAAATCTATCAACTACATCGCTTACATCATTTCGTGGAACGTATGGCAGATGGACGGATTAAGAGGTGTCATTCCAAATAGTTGCGGAGAACGTAGGGAAGTTGTAGCCGACTTGTTCGGGACTACCGAAGTGGTCACCCAATGTGAAGGATGTCTGAAAGATGACATCCGCAGGCACAATGGGGTCTATTGCCAAATCAAGGATTGGCATGCTACCGACAAGGCAACAGGCAAAAAGGGAAAACGAATCCGATTTATAGACCTAATAAAATAGTGCGGTATGAAATTCACATCTTCACTAAAGTTAAAACTGATATATGTGTTCCGTATCAACGATGCTGCGCACAAGGGATGTCTGAAAGTGGGCGAAGCCACTTGTGACAATGACAATGTTTTCGGTCTTGCTCCCAACAGCAAGGCTCTCAACGAGTCTGCCAAGAAACGTATCAATCAATATACGCAAACGGCAGGGATAGCATACGACCTCTTATATACGGAACTTACGATATACAACAGCAAGTATGGTTTGTGTTCTTTCAATGACAAGGAAGTGCATAGCGTGCTGGAGCGTTCAGGTATCAAGAAAAAGATATTTGATACCGAGAACAAAGCCAACGAGTGGTTTATTACCGATCTTGAAACAGTTAAACGGGCAATAATCGCCGTAAAAGAGGGGCGTGAATCATTATCTTCTGCTGAGGTTTCACACGACAAAAGTCCTATTGTATTCCGACCGGAACAGCGTGAAGCTATTGAAAAGACTAAAAAGCAGTTCAAGAAAGGAAACCAGATGCTGTGGAACGCCAAGATGCGATTTGGTAAGACGCTGTCCGCATTACAGGAGGTAAAAGATATGGATTTCAGCCGAACCTTGATTCTCACCCACCGTCCGGTAGTTGATAGCGGTTGGTTTGAGGACTTTGGCAAGATATTCTATGATAGGCGGGATTTTGCATACGGCTCAAAGAATAACGGTGATAGTCATACTTCGCTGGAAACAAGAGCAAAACAAGGACAATGCAAATATGTTTACTTTGCTTCCATGCAAGACTTGCGTGGTTCTGAACTTGTAGGCGGCAACTTTGATAAGAACAATGAAGTGTTCGCCACCGCATGGGACTGTATCATCGTGGACGAGGCGCACGAAGGCACACAGACAGATTTGGGTAAGGCTGTAATGCAGGAACTTACGAAGGACAAGACCAAGATTCTGCGTCTTTCCGGCACTCCATTCAATTTGTTGGACGATTTCAAGGAGGATGAGATATATACTTGGGACTATGTAATGGAACAGCGTGCCAAAGCGTCTTGGGATGAGCTGCACTTTGGCGACCCGAATCCATACGCATCACTGCCAACCATGAACATTTACACCTATGACCTCGGACGATTACTCAATGAGTTCGTGGACGAAGATGTGGCATTCAACTTCCGTGAGTTCTTCCGTGTAAATGACAATGGAACTTTCGTTCATGACAAGGATGTAAGTGCTTTCTTGAATCTTATAACCAAAGAGGACCGGGAGAGTTGCTATCCGTTTGCCAATGAGGAATACCGCAATATATTCCGTCATACCCTGTGGATGCTGCCTGGAGTGAAGGAGGCACGGGCGATGAGTGCCATGTTGCAGACACATTCGGTATTCCAACATTTCAAGGTTGTGAATGTTGCAGGCAATGGAGATGAGGATGAAGAAAGCAAGGATGCACTTGTGGCGGTAGAAGAAGCCATTGGCAAAGACCCTGATGCCACACGTACCATTACCTTGTCTTGTGGCAGACTGACAACGGGTGTCAGTGTGAAGGCTTGGACAGCTGTGTTTATGCTGTCAGGCTCGTATAACACGGCTGCCTCCAGTTATATGCAGACTATCTTCCGTGTGCAGACTCCTGCCGCTATCAACGGAAAGGTTAAAGAGCAATGCTATGTCTTTGACTTCGCACCGGACAGAACATTGAAAGTGATAGCAGAAACAGCCAAGATTTCATCCAAGACAGGAAAGACCAGTGGCAACGACCGTAAGATTATGGGCGAGTTCCTGAATTTCTGCCCGATAATATCCATCGAGGGTTCCAAGATGAATCAGTTTGATGTGCCAAGGATGTTGGAACAACTCAAAAAGGTCTATGTGGAACGTGTCGTGCGCAATGGCTTTGAGGACAGAAGTCTGTATAATGATGAGTTAATGAAACTCAATGATTTGGAGTTGCAAGAGTTCGATGACCTCAAAAAGATTATCGGTCAGACAAAAGCCATGCCCAAGACGAATCAAGTGGACATCAACAATCAGGGGCTGACTGATGAGCAATACGAGGAACTTGAAAGTCTTGAAAAGAAATCCAAGAAGAAAGGTAAGGACAAACAGCCTTTGACAGAGGAGGAGAAACAACGACTGGAAGAACTGAAGAAGAAAAAGAACAATCGGGAAGCCGCTATTTCCATTCTTCGGGGTATATCCATCCGTATGCCTTTGCTGATTTATGGAGCAGAGTTGAAAGACGAGTCTCAAGAAATCACCATTGACAACTTCGCTTCGCTCATCGACCCTCAATCGTGGGAAGAATTTATGCCTAAGGGTGTTACCAAACAGAAATTCAACAACATCAAGAAATACTATGACCCGGAGATATTCTGTGCAGCCGGAAAGCGTATCCGGGCTATGGCTCGTGCTGCCGACAAACTCAGCGTGGAGGAACGCATCGAGCGCATAACGGATATTTTCAGTACATTCCGTAATCCGGATAAGGAAACGGTGCTTACTCCTTGGCGTGTGGTGAATATGCACCTTGGCGACTGTTTGGGTGGATATAACTTCTTTGAACAAGGGTATGAAACCACACTGTCCGAACCTCGTTTCATTGACAAGGGTGAAGTGACCGCCAATGTATTTGCCGAGGATTCTCGTATTCTTGAAATCAACTCAAAATCGGGATTATATCCCCTCTATATGGCATACAGCATTTACCGTACACGAGTAAAGAACTCTTTATTTTCGGTGTCAAGTATCGAAGACGAACAACAAATCTGGGACAAGGTTGTCGCAGAAAACATCTTTGTCATCTGCAAAACTCCCATGGCAAAGAGCATCACCAAACGAACCTTGATAGGCTTCCGCAAGGCTAAGGTAAACACCAGATACTTTGAGGATTTAATCAATCAAATTAAAAACAAACCTGAACACTTTATCAAGCAGGTTGATAAATTCGTTTCAGAAAGAACAGGAATAAAGAATATGAAATTCAATGCGATAGTGGGAAATCCACCGTATCAAGTTATGGATGGAGACGCACAAGCAAGTTCTGTGCCAGTTTATCAGTATTTTGTTTCTATAGCTAAAAAAGTTCAACCCAATTTTATTTCAATGATTATGCCTGCTCGTTGGTATGCAGGAGGACGAGGGCTTGATGACTTTCGTGCAGATATGCTATCAGACAAAACTATTCGCAGCTTGCACGATTATCCGAAAGCATCAGACCTTTTCAGTAATGTGGGATCAAAGGTGGATTATGCTATTTCCTAATGGACGCAAAATATGATAACATAAAAACCGCACCTACCATAATTTCTCATACAGAAACTGGCGTATATGCTTCTCAAAGAAGCCTTGCTCAGAATACCTCTGATATTTTTATCCGAGATGGTAGAAGTATTTCAATCATCACCAAAGTAACGGAACAGAGTAGTGAATACATCCAATCATTTGTATCACCATTGAGACCATTTGGCTTGCGTGGTTATTTCGTGAGCGATCCCAATTTTCATGAAACATCTGATGGGCTGACAACTCCTGTTGTCTGTATTGGTAAAGGTCTCAAAAAAGGGTATGTGGAACGTAATCTTGTTCCTTTGCACACTAACTGGATTGATAGATTCAAAGTAATCATTCCTCGAGCAAACAACATTGGCACAGAGGCTAATGATGACAATCTTAATGCGTTTGTTGGAAAGCCTAACGAAATTTGTACAGAATCTTACCTTTGCATATTCGCAGATTCCAATGTTTCGTATGATGAGTGCGTAAATATTTGCCTATATCTCAAATCTCGCTTTGCGAGGTTCATGCACTGTCAAGCGAAGTCAAGTCAAGATGCTACGGCCAAAACATTCCGTTTTGTCCCGACGCAGGACTTCTCGAAGGAAAGCGATATTGATTGGTCGCTTTCATCTGTTCAAATTGACAAACAACTGTATGTCAAATACAATCTTACAGACGAAGAAATCTCATTTATTGAATCAATGATAAAACCGATGTAAGCATAAACGAGGGCAAGTTATACTCTTGCCCTCGTTTTAACTCACTTTTCTTTTCGCACACCTTTAAACGGTGTACCATCTTGTTTGACATCCATAAAACGCCCAGTATCTTTATCCCTTTTTACCCATTGTTCAGTTTTGGGATTATAAACCTGTGAACGATTTCTTACTGCACCATTGCGATGTCCGTCTCCTGACGGTGGATTTGTTGCCATAATCTTCTTTTTAGGTCAATCTCGAATTATGCAGCCGAGAATGCACTGCTTAATATTATGAGTTATTTCCGTATATATGAACTAAGATCTTCTCCACTATAAGGATATGACTCTGTGAAGACTCTCATCTGTCCTTCAATACCATAAGGCATAATATATGGATAGAGAAGTAAATACTCCCGTTGAGGACTTGCATGTTGCGCATCTTTTGTAACAGGCATGATCATACATTTACCAGTATGTCCATCCACGACACCTAATTCCCATGGCATCCAATTACTTCTTCCAGCTTCTGGTGATTGAGCATAAATTAAAGATTTACTGCTCATTAATCTTTTCTGCAACCTTTTTGCTGTATCTTTATTTGTTTCATTCCTTTTCAAGTCAACATCAACAATGCAGTCAAGATATACTTGTAACCCCATTTTCGACAAAGTGTAATATATACCTTTTACAACATTCAAATCAGAAATATTGTATGAAAGGAATATATCAAACTGTTTATATAGAGATGCTCCTTGAAGATTATCGCTATATGTACGTTGCTCGTAAAGGGGAGTGCTATATGCTATGTTACGAAAATACGCCTCGCTAAAATACTTCATATTAGATTCTTCCTTCATTTACTAATCGCCAATAATACTTTCCCAACTCTGTCAACTGACATCCGGTACTATGAACTCCTCATTTATAGGTTTTACAAACCCTATACTCTGCAACTTTTGAAGTAATTTGAATTTTCTAACGTTGTTCGCATCTGCATAAGGGAGAATATATTCATGATTTACAGATGGGTCGTTCGTATCCTCAAAAGATGGGTCTAGAGCTAAATCGTTATTGGGATTTGTAAACAGGTTTGTTAATTCGCGAATAATTGACAATGATACCTGTGGCGTAACTGTACGTAATGGAGCAAATTCCGTAACATTAGTCTTGAATACAGGTCTTTGATCCCAAGGTCCAAAAGAGCGATCGATATATGCATATACACCGCCAATAGTAATGTTACCGCAATAATCCGATGCTCCGCCATTTAGCGCAGTACATAATAATTCTGTAAAAAGACCATGACCACCAGCTTCCATAGCAACTTCGTCTTCACGACAAGCTGTTAAGACTGAAACTCCTGTATTTAAAATGCTACCTACATCCTGAAGTTCGTATTTCCCGATATTGCCTGAGTGACAACAATCCAAAATGATAATCTTGTTGCGAACCTTGGAAGTGTTAACAATACTCATTATTGTTGACATCTGTATCCCCGTATAATATTGACCAGGGGTAGCTATATCTTGAGGCATAACAATTTCTGCACCAGTGCTATTCATATAGCCATGCCCAGAAAAATAAAAGAGAGCAGTATCATCATTTCCTGCAAAAAGTTTACGAATAGCATCCATCACTTCTCCTGAAGTCTGTACATTTGGCATCATTTTTACGCCAAAGTTAGGAGATCCGTCACCATGTCGTTCAATTGCAGCTTTAACGCTATTGATGTCCTCAATACACCCTGTCAATTCATTTCCTTCGGGATAATCATTAATCCCAATCAACAATGCCTTTTTCATGTAACAAATAGTTATAGTGATTGATAAATGGCGTAGTTACGGACAGCATTGGCAACAGATTTTGCATTCCAGCCAACGATAACATCTGCTGCATTTTTTACGATAGAGGATGTGCGTTCTGCTCCCCATGGCTGAACAGCAATGATAGGTTTGTTGTACTTCTTTGCCATTTCAATCTCTTTATTAATCCATTTGCTATAAGTGGCATAAACTCCTGCAAGAATGATAATGCAACTGCACCCCTTTACCTTTGCCTCTATTGCATCAGATAATTGTTTGTCTGTGCCATTTGTGTGAATAGGATCATTTTTAGGAACTGAATGGTTGTAAAAGACGATACCTTCCTGACGCAAGAATGATTCAATTTTGTCATAATCTGAAGAATATGCCCACGAGTGTGATATAAATATTCTATACATATCAATTAGCGCGAATTCTCTGGTCCTTCGCCAGGGTCTTAATTTCGAATTCACACAGCAAAGATATGGACTTTTTCTCTTACAAACAAACAACATGTGAAAAATTCACATTTACAATATAGATATTTGGCATTTATTGGCATATACATTTGTTTTGCTGAGAAAAAATCTCTAAATTTGCACCGATTTATTATATAATCAATGAGATAGTAT